TGGCTCGGAGATCAGGCGATTGAGAACCGTGAAATTCAATCCGATCATACCAACCCCACAGATGTATTCGGGTATCAAAACCGATACGATGAGTATAGGTCGCATCCTTCCTACATTGCTGGCGAGTTTCGCTCAACTCTTAACCACTGGCACTATGGAAGGGAATTCTCTGGAGATGTGGCTCTCAACGCCTCCTTCATCAACGCTGTTCCGACCACTCGCGTCTACGCATCAGCGGACACTGACCCGCTCTACGTCATGTGCAACCACTCAATCCAAGCTCGTCGGATGCTCACCAAAAATCCGACAGGAAGGACGTTCTAAATGTTGAAAACAAACTATGATCCGGGCCGTGTAGTGAAACAAACCACCATCGACAACAAGGGCCGGGAGGTAAACGACCCAACTCGTCTATTTCTCGCTTCTGACGGCCCGGAAACCCTTCAAAACCAAATCCGCCGGTTGATCCGGCGGGAAATGTCTGAGGTGGCCTCAGCTCACGATATGGAAAGTTGGGACGAGGCGAACGACTTCGACGTGAAGGACGATTTTGAAGCCGAAGTTCCAGAAAGCAAATACACCCTTCTCGAAGAAGAACACATAGCGCCCAGGCCAAAGCCCAGAAAAAAGGCGCAACCCGTTGAAAAAACGGAAGAACCACAAAAAAAGGAAGATCCCAAAGGGCCACTCAAAAGCCCTTTGGGAGATTCCGACGAGTACAAGGTAAACCCTAAAGCTCGCACCGAGTAAACCGACAGTCCGCGCAGTAGGCTATACTTGATGCCTACTGTGCGGACTGACACCAAACACAAAAAGTGTCCACTGGCAGGTTACACCATGAAAAAACGGCAACGATTTCGGGCCTCTCTTGACTCAAACTCTCATTCCAACAGTCCGAAACGAGATGTCGCTTTCATCTCCGCGATCAAGGATCGGTTTCGACTGCAAGATGTATTCAGGCCAGAAATCCGTTACCGAGAAGAGCCTTTACTCAGTGATAACAGGATCTTCAAACCTGCCACTGACCTACACCTTCGGGACCTCAAGGGCCGAAGAATCGAGTATAAGACCGCAAAAACCCGCAGGATGGATAAAACGATCGCTGCTCAGGCCTTCCTTGAACCGGCATCCGTGAAGGTCTGCAAACAACGCAAAGAACGCCGGGAGAGCCTCTTTAGCCGTGGAAAAGCCGGAAAAGGTAAAAAGATACGCTCCCCCAGAAAACATACAGCTAATAGCTCTGTGAGGTGCTAAATGGGCCTTCTAGGATCAAGTTCACTCGGAAATATCTTCAAAAAGGGCCTTTCAAAGGAGGGCTTCCTCACCGGAGGTGGCAACTTCCTCCAAGGTCCTATGGAAAAATTCGGCGATATGTACACCGCCGGAGATTGGCATGATCAATACTCAGCTCAAAAACAATTCGCTCAACACGGAATTCGCTGGAAAGTCGAAGATGCGATCAAGGCAGGACTTCATCCTCTCGCGGCACTCGGCGTTCAAACTGCGAGTTTCTCTCCCGTATCCGTTGGAAACCCAGTATCAGACATTACAAACATGGCCTCGATGGGTCAAAACCTCTTCTCATCTCTCACGTCTGGTGCATCTGCCGAAGAGAAAGAAATTCAACTTCTCGACATCGCTCAGAAGAAAGAAAAGCTCAACCAAATGCAGCTTGAAACCCAGGGTATGCAAAAGCAACTAAACGAGATGAACGCATCACCGGGAGTTCAATATGACAACCGATCTCAACTCGATAAAAATTACGGCATTGTCGGACAAGGAAAAGGACAAGTCCGGGCCATCGACCCGGACACTGGACAGGAGCTACCAATTTACGGAATGGGTCACGACTATCAGAAAAGAAAACTCCCGTATTCCGACACTCAAGGAATTGCTTCCGGGGTACAACCTCTGGAACAGTATGCGGTCGATCAATCCGGGCGACTTCATAAAATGCCCGAAAAAGACATTGCAGAAATTATGGAAAGTGATTTTTTCACACAAATAAAATACGCAGCGTCCCGCGGATCTCAGTGGGCGCAAAACATCTGGGGATATCTCAAAAGAAACGACCCTGCTGGTGCGGAGCCTTACCACAAATGGATCAGGGACCACCGCCCGGCATCTCCCCAGGTAGGAACTGAATATCGCTATGATCCAGTATCAGATACTTGGGTATTAAACGAAATAGACCCAGAAGAAGGTTCTCGGCTCTACCATGGCGATTGGAATAAAACTCGCTCATGGGACTACGTAGTCCGGGGTAAACTGCCCCGCGACTAGGAAAGGAGGTTCACTATGCGGTTTCGTCGTCGTGGTTATCGCGGAAGGCGTCGGCGTCGGCGTGGCTTCAGTATCTTCAGACGCAGAATAGGCAGGCGAATGTGATGTGCCAAAGCCCGTTCTTGAGGCTACCGGGAGGGATCTCGGTAAAGGACGCCGTCCTGAGTGAGGCAGCTCGGGACGGCGCAACACCTCACCCGTGTGGTCAATGCTTGCCTTGTCGTATCAACCGCTCTCGCGTTTGGACGGCACGTATATTGCTTGAGTCAATGCAACACCCACAAAATATGTTCCTAACTCTCACGTACAACGATGAACACTTCCCAGAATATGGCCACCTAAAAAAAGAAGATTTACAAAAATTCCTTAAACGGTTTAGAAAAAGACTAGACCAGAAAGTGAGATATTATGCGGCCGGCGAGTATGGAGAAGAAACTAAAAGACCTCATTTTCATCTTGCAATTTTTGGCGCTGGCATCGAAACGGAACAAGCTGTTAAAGAAAGCTGGCCCAAAGGATTTTATCAAATTGGAGAGCTTAATCGAACAACTGCGGAGTACATCTCGGGATATATTGTCAAAGGTCTAAGCAAGGGCCACCCAAGTCTTGAAGGTAGACCGCCGGAATTCTCTACCATGAGTAGAAACCCCGGCGTTGCCTGCTCTTGGGTCAAGAAGTTATCAACAAAGCAAGGGCTGAACGCGATTTTAAGTGATGGCCCGCTTCGTGAATTCATGATAGGTCAAAAAAAATTTCCCCTTGGGAGGTACTTGACAAACAAATTATACGAGTGTACAGGTGCAAATACGGACGGTAAAGACTGCCTTTATCACTCATACCAAATGGAGGTCATATCGACGCATCAGGGACCGAATTACAAAGACCAAATAATCTCCGTTGACAAAGACAAAAGGCGTTTACAGGCAATAAGACAAACCAGAAAGGAAAGGCGAAAGCGACTATGAAACGGTCCAAATTCTCTCTCTCTCATTACAAACTGTTTACCTGTGATCAGGGCCTTCTCATTCCACTGACATGGTACGAGGCCCTGCCTGGCGACACAATCCAGCAACAAACCTCTGCACTAATCCGAGTATCACCTCTTCTGGCCCCTGTTATGCACCCTGTGAGGGTGCGAATTCATCATTGGTTCGTTCCAAACCGTCTAATCTGGGACGATTGGGAAAACTTCATCACCGGCGGACCTGACGGCAAAAACACTTCCGTCCCGCCCTATTTCAGAATAGGTCAAATGCTCGAAGGATCTGCTCTCGATCACCTGGGTATTCCTCCGAAGATGTATCAACCTGAGATCGAAGTATCAGCACTGCCTCTCAGGGCTTACAATCTCATTTACAATGAGCACTATCGGGACCAGGATCTATGCCCTGAACAGGTTATCTCCAAAGCCTCAGGGCTAGACACAACGACTAACAACCTACTGTTGAACTGCTCCTGGGAGAAGGACTACTTCACAACCGCGCGGCCATGGGCGCAGAAGGGCGACGAGGTTACAATTCCCATCGGGACAAAAGCCCCAATCATGGGTATCGGTAAACTCAACACGGTTTTCGATGGCGGCCAACAAACCGGACTCAAGGCTGCCGGAGGCAAGGATGTAACATTTGCAGCGAACGAAAATATTCTCATGGGGACTGGTGGCGATGGCAACAAATTCCTGGCCGAAGAAGATCCTCTACACCCTGGGTATCCTAATTTTTACGCTGACCTTTCCGAAAGCACTGGTATTTCTATTTCCGATCTTCGTCTTGCGCTTGCTATTCAGCGTTATCAGGAGGCCCGTGCGCAGTATGGTTCTCGTTACGTTGAGTACCTTCGTTATCTTGGTGTGCGCAGCTCCGATGCAAGGCTGCAAAACCCAGAGTACCTCGGCGGCGGTCGTCAAGTCATCCAGTTCTCCGAAGTCCTCCAAACCGCTCCCACAGAGAACTCAGTCGTCGGGGAACTCAAAGGGCACGGCATCGCGGCGATGAGATCCATGCGGTTCCGCCGTTTCTTCGAAGAACACGGTATCGTCATGTCTATCATGTCGGTAGTTCCGAAGGCGATTTACACCTCAGCTCAGAACCGAAAGTGGAACAGGATCACCAAAGAAGACTATTTCCAAAAAGAGCTTCAGTGGCTCGGAGATCAGGCGATTGAGAACCGTGAAATTCAATCCGATCATACCAACCCCACAGATGTATTCGGGTATCAAAACCGATACGATGAGTATAGGTCGCATCCTTCCTACATTGCTG